AAACTAAAGATAAAAAATACTGGTGGCAGATGATTCAGCTTCTTCCAAGCTCTTATAACCAGCGCCGCACGGTCATGTTGAACTACGAGGTACTGACGAATATTTATAAGTCTCGTAAGAATCACAAGTTGGATGAGTGGTGTGTTCACGATGCACCAAAAGAGCATGATTTCAGGAACAAGGATTTTTCTTCTGGTATGTGGGGCTTCTGCGACTGGATTGAAAATCTGCCTTATAGTGAACTGATTACAGGAGGAAAGAGCAATGTCTAATGGTATGGAAGTAAGAAGAGGAGAAATCTATTACATCGAAAACAACAGCAATGTGCGAGTAGAGGGTAGTGAACAGAAACCGAATAGACCAGCAATTGTAGTCTCAAATGACAAAAATAACGCTTATTCAAGTGTTGTAGAGGTGGTGTATCTAACTACTAAACCGAAAGCCAATTTGCCGACCCATGTCGATATAATGAGCACAGGAAGAAAGTCCGTAGCCCTTTGTGAACAGGTGTCGAGCGTGTCGATTCAAAGATTTGGCGATTATGTAGCTACTTGCAGTGAGTATGAAATGCTTATGGTGGATGCAGCGCTTGCCATAAGCCTGAGCCTTAATTTGAATCCTTCGAGTGACCAGCCGAAAGTAGAAGGTACAATCAGCGAGTCTGAAAAGCAAAGGATTGTAGAGTTGGAGACGGCGTGTAACATATATAGAACAATGTGTTTTGAGCTTATAAGAGGAGGCGAAATTGGCAATGCGGGACAAAAAGTGTGTTGATTTGAAGAATTGCCCTTGTTGTGGTGGATGTGCGGAGCTACATGGACAGAGAACTTTTTATGTTGAATGCAAAAAATGTTATCTTGCAACTGACAAGTATGCACGACCGCATTTTGCAGTAGAGGCATGGAACCGTAGAACGGAGGGAGAAAATGAAAATTCCAAGACAGATTGACACTGCACTGAGATTGCGAACCAAATATGCTTGTTTGCTTAGCGACAAGTGCGGCGTTGTCGATGAGTGGCTTGATGAAAATGGAATAGAGTGTGAATACTGTGACACTCATGGTGGATGCGAAATATATGTGAATCCACACGATAGTGAGCAAAGGATAAGAGAATGCATTGAGAAAGCGGGTGATTAAAATGGCAGGAGTTGACATATTTGAAATTTTGTTTACTGCGGTTTGCTCGGCAAATTTGGTGCTATATGTGGTTATGGGGGTACATGAACTGATAGTTTGGGTAAAAAAGAAGCGCCACGAACGAGCCGAAGAGCAAGAAATGATAATAATGCTCAAAGATAAAAATCATCGATTTAGTGATGAAATTTGCGCTCTGAGAGCAAAAGTGACTGAACTCGAAGCGAAAGCAATACCAAAGAAAGTTGAAAATCATGCGATAGATTGGCATGGGTATATGATATACGACTGTGAATGCCCGAGCTGTAAAACAGAGCACAGGGAGATGTATCCTTTTGCTTATTGTCCACATTGCGGACAAGCGTTAGATTGGGGTGATTATGATGTATGAGACAAAAGACAGGGCAGTAGAACTTAGAAAACAAGGACTAACTTATACTGAGATTGGTAAGAGACTTGGCGTGACGAGACAGCGAATAGCACAGTGTTGCGCAGGAATGACCAAAAGCTGTTTTTACGAAAGTGCTGTAGCCGATGTAAAATATTCGGGTTTGAAAAGGTGGATGATCGAAAACAAGGTTTCACCTCTTGAACTTATGAAGAAAATGGGAATATATAATGGCAACGCTCCGACCAATTTCAAAAACCGTCTTTCGTGTAAAGCATCAAGGCAATTGAGAATGGACGAAATCGTTAAAATTCTCGCTGTAACAGGTGAAACCTTTGAACAGTTATTTCTGAATGTAGAAGAGGAGGATATTCATAATGTCTGATGCAGACAGAGAACGGCTGATTAAAATTCTAAAACTTGGTTCTTGTCCGTCGCCTTATCTTTGCGACGAGAATTGCAAGTATGCGAACCTTGAACGGTGCTATGAGGAAAGGACGGCAGACTTACTTCTTGAACACGGCGTTATCGTGCCTCCCTGCAAGGTAGGAGATACGGTGTATCGCATTACGCAATGTTCTTGTGAAGATATTGACGGGGAACAGACTGAATGCGAATTTTATGGTTTTGGAACAGATGATAGGATTTGCGAGCTTCCAAATGACGTGAAATGTCCTTATAAGCTTAGAGTTGCTGGTTGTAATGTAACAGAAATGAATATCTTTATGTTTGCAAAAGAATGGGGAAGTGTTACATTTCCTACCCGTGAAGAAGCGGAACAAGCATTAAAGGAGCGTGAAGACGATGGAATGTATAGATAAAGACAAGTTGCTCGATGGCGTTGAGTGCATTGATATAAGCGACTTCACGGATGTTGACGGTATTTTTGCAGAAGTCGAAAAGACTATTGATGAACTCCCATCGCCGATGTTTCAGAAATTGTCAGATGCAAGGATTGCAAAAATTATGAACTTATGAAATCTAACAACTATCATTTTTGTAACGAGTTCGGCGGGCGTGTTACTGAAAATGATTTTTGTAGTCGAGCGCAAAAAATGGACGGAGGTAACAACGATGCGTGATATTGAATTTCGTGGTAAGCGAACAGATGACGGCGAGTGGATGTATGGATATATTTGCTGTTATGGCTGGACTGGCGAAGAAAAAACTTATATTATAGTGCCCTATTATGGCGGTGCACTATATTCAATCGAAGTAGACCCCTCAACCGTAGGACAGTACACAGGTCTTAAAGATAAAAACGGCACGAAAATTTTCGAGGGCGATATAGTAAAGAGATTTTGGTTCGACAAAATGTGCATTTATCAAATTGACTATGAAAACGGTCTCGCACGTTTTATCGGGCGAGCGGGCATGATATTTAAAGCATCATTTTACTATGATTCGGAAGAGTTTGAGGTTGTCGGCAATATCTATGATAACCCCGAGCTATCAGGAGGTAAAGAAGATGATTTGGGATGATGACATTTCGTTTGAGGGGTACTGCAAAAAAGTATCCGACTGGTACGAAGACCCCGAACATTTTATCGGCGACCCTCCTATTCCCGCGCAGTATGCGCTTGATTTAATATTTAAGACGCTAATTGACGATAAAAAGAATTATGAGTTTTTAACAACAGTTCCTGAGTCCACAGAGCAAACAAATTCTATTATGTTGGAACTGATTCTTAGAAAGTATAGCGGGAAATATCGAAAATTTATTAAGAGAGGTAACAACAATGGCTGATGCAGATAGATGCGTCTGTTGTTGTGACATTATCCCGGAAGGGCGACAGGTGTGTCCGAACTGTGAAAGCGGCGCAAAGCCGCGCTGTATAAAAAGCTCATTTTATGGAGGTGGAAATGTGAGAACTGTGTTTAGAGCTAAGAGCGCATATGGCAAAATGGTGTATGGCAGTATTTACAGAGATGGTGATACATGGTACATCGAAGACCATATCGGTAGAGTGAAAGTTCAGCCGAGCACAATTGGACAGTATATCGGACTCATGGATATGAACAAAGTCCGTATATTCGAGGGCGATATCCTGAGAAATCAGAGCGGAGAATTGCTGCTTGTTAGATGGAAAAAGACAATGTTTGTCTTTGAAAAAACTGATGGTACAGCTTACAGCATAAGAAAGGCAGAAAGCTGTGTAGTAATAGGAAATAAAATAGACAATCCAGAGCTGTTAAGAAGAAAAGGAGCATAATGATGAAAATTCGTGAAATGAATGGAATAATGAATCAGATAGCATATTACAGTGAGATAGCAGAATCCTCGTGTGAGAACGATGAAGCGCGTAAAGCAATAAGAGAGTTTGGGAATTTTCTTAGAGCTAATATAAGCTGCGCATCTATGTGCGATGACGAAAATGATGGAGATACCCTTGCCGTTATGCTTGATAATGGTGCTAAAATGCCTACAAGGGCGCACGAGCAAGACGCTGGCGCTGATCTGTATTCAAGAGAGGATGTAACAGTGGAAGCGCGAGGTAGCGCGACAATCGACACTGGAGTGCATATCGGAATCCCGGAAGGCTATGTAGGATTCTTGAAAAGCAAAAGTGGTTTAAATGTAAAGCACAATATAACCAGTGAAGGTGTGATTGATGCCGGGTATACCGGAAGCATTGTTGTCAAGCTGTACAACAACGGTGGATATGACTATGCGATTAAGGCTGGAGACAAGATAAGCCAGATTGTGATTATGCCGATAGCAACGCCTAAGTTCAAGGAAGTCAAGCAGCTTAAATACACAGAAAGAGGCACTGGCGGCTTTGGAAGTACAGGTAGATAATAAACGCAGAAGTGCAAC